GCCACAGGCTTGGAAGCCTATGGCCCTCGGGTATAGGGATTCATGACCCCTAGCTGACCGTTCGTGCGATTCACGTGATACCTGAGAGCTCCAATCCGTCGTTGACGGGCGGAGCGGACTCAAGGGCTTTCGCGTGTGTCGCCGAGCGTGCCAGTAAAATACCACATGAAGTGGCACATAACTGCGGAGGGCGTATGCCTACTACCACAATTGCAAGCAAGAACTATTACGGACTTATCAAGAAGTCATGGAACCATGCGGAAAACACATGGCCCGTGGCTACTTGTTCCGGAACAATCCTGTCTCGCGTAGTGGTAGGTTCGGTAACGACCCAAACCTTTGATCGGGAATCAAGGCCCAAACCAGCTTCGCTGATCTTAAGCCCCACATCCCAAGGTCCGCAGCACCTCATAAGAAAGCAATATGGTAGATGGCGGAAGTTCGTACTAACGAACCAGACGACCGGACTCTGTAGTCAACGCCAATGGATATGGCTAGACGAAGAGCGGGTTGCCGTACCGACCGAACCTGTAATTGCCTGGGACTCACCGGATTGGGCGCAAGCCCTACGGTTAAAGATAATGTCCCGAGAGGTGAGTTACGCCGAGAATATCGGCGAGTACCGTGAGGCCGTCCAATACGTTAAGGACGGCGCTACCATCATGAAACGTGCCGCAAATACCGCGAGGTATCTATGGCGCCAGAGGAACAATCGGAAACATATCGTCAGGCGCTTGATTAAATCAGGTGCTCTGGGCCAGTACAACAGTGCTGGTCTACGCGATCCGAAAGTGATTCAAGACGTGATGGGAGCACATCTGGCTATCCAATTTGGGATAAAACCAACCATCAGTATCTTGGAAGATACGATGCTCCAGATGAACCAAACCCGACTGTCGAAAAGGCTGCGTGTCCAAGTCACCGTACCTGGTACGGGATATGGGCGCCTTGCCGGAACGCTAAGCGGGGAAGCGGTATGCCATGGAATAATCTCAAAGAGGGCCATAGCTTACATCAAGCTAAAGGATGATGTCGGTGATTACACCGCCGGCAACCTCGGAGAGGCGTTATGGGCCGGGACTCGTCTATCATTTATGGTGGATTGGTTCTTAGATGTCGGCTCCTATTTAAAGGCACTCAACACGCTGACGAGCGTGGAGGGCATCGTGGGTACTGTTACTACGAGACAGATCGCCTCAACAGTAGACACTCGGGTCTCGACCTCGCCATGGACTAGTTCAGCCCCAGGTAAGATCGAGCATTTGACAACGTGGCGGGATGTTTTCACATCCGTTCCGTTGCCGAGTAGAGTAAACACGAGACTCCCGAGTAATTGGGGTCAGCTCGTAAGCTCTATCGAGATCCTTCTAAGTACGCGCAATCGCGCACAAAAGTAATGGAGACAATTATGTCCGCCATCTCGAACGTCGTGTTGGCTGATGCCACCCCGACCAATCACACGCTCTACCCGCTTTCGGCGAGTATCGCGTCCTCAAAGTACGCCGATCAGGCCGCCAACGTCATGTCCGGAAACCGCACGCTTGAGCTGAAACTCAGCCTCGCGAGCAAAGCCCGGGCCACTGACCGAGTGACCGTCCTCTACGCTTCTCCCAAGGAGCAGGAGGTAGACGGCGTATGGGGTGTTGCTTCTATCGGCCGAGCCACTCTGGAATACGTTATTCCGGAGAATTGGACCTCGACCGAGCGTAACCACTTCGCGACTGAGGTAGCCTCTTTGGCGGCACATGCCGTTACGGTTGCTATCACAAAGCGTGACCCGCCTTACTAGGCTGGTACAGTGGTTGGGTAGGGCTTTCTGCTTCAGCGTCTTGCTGGAGTGCCCTATCGTTCGCCGTTTATGCCGGTTTTCCAAAGCCGGAGTAGATTGCGGCGCCTGTCTACTATGTGAAGAGACAAAAGATGAAGCAACGAATTGCCCCGTCCACCGGAAACGCGAGAACGGCCGACCCCAAGGCGCTAGCCTTGGAGGTTCAGACCACACTCCGCCTCTGTGAGATCATCGGCTCTAACCGAGCCGCAGAAGTTACCTCTCTGTTGTCTAACGACGATTGGGAGGGCTATCTTGGTCTTGACGTCACACCTGCTGGTTATGAAGATCCAAAGCATTTCGCTGAGGACTATTTAGTAACGCGGGTGTGCGCCAAGAGCCAGAATCTGCCCTTGGATGTTGATCGCGAGTTGGAGGCTCGTCGCAAGTTCTTTGCGGCTGAGCAACACAATCGTTTAACGAACGATAGACTCTTTGTTGATGCTGCACCCTCCTGGGTGTATCGCGTTAGTGAGGAGTTACTCCATATCCTGGGACCGCTGACGACCGACGTGCTTAACGGCATTCCGGAAGCTGGCGGTTTTGGGCCTGGAGCATGTGTTGGTGTTCGCTCTGATGAGCTGGTACCGTCTCTAAAATATGACACGGTCCCTGTGATGACGGCTTCGGTGAAGCCCTTCTTCCCCGCGTTAGCGGGTCCGTTTGTTATGGACTTTTGGCAGGATGACCGTAAGGTCAAAACCGCAAGAGGAAGTCATCACTTTTGTGTACCGAAAGACGCCGTCGTCGATCGTAATGCCGCCAAAGAGCCGCTCTGGAATACGTACATCCAGGCAGGTATCGGTAGGCATATGGAACGTCGATTGCGGAAGTTCGGTGTTGATGTCAGCAACCAGGGGAATAATCAACTTCTGGCCTCCATGGCGGAGCTATGTGGTCTCGCGACCATTGATCTCCGTCAGGCGTCCGACTTTATAAGTCGGATGGCTGTATGGCTACTCCTTTGTGCTAACAAGGACTCACAAGGTCTACGTTGGTACCACCTCCTGGATGTCGCACGCTCAAAAAGCGTGTACATTGCGGGTGAAGGGGAAAAGAACAAGCACTGGCACAGCCTTGAGATGTTTTCTAGCATGGGGAATGGTTTTACCTTTCCCTTAGAATGCTGCATCTTTCTGGCCGTAGTCCGGAGCCTTGTCCCGCCATTGGAAAGGGAGCTAACTGCTGTGTATGGGGACGATATTATTCTACCCCAAGCATACGCTCCTGATCTCATCGACCGCCTGGAATACCTCGGGTTCCAGGTGAACACCTCGAAAAGCTGCCTGGCAGGCAACTTCTTCGAGAGTTGTGGTACAGACTGGTTTAAAGGACAGTCTGTGCGCCCTTTCTTCCTGCGCCAAGACCCAGAGGAGCAGCATATCCCGTACGCCATGCAAATTGCCAACAACTTACGACGTTGGCTATACATGGTTTATGGTTACTGCCCCAAAAGGTACCAGCCCTTATGGAATTGGCTGAAGGGACAAACGCCAGAATCCTGGCGTCTCCCTGTGCCCGAAACCTTAGGCGATGCAGGTCTACTCTCCACTTACGATGAGTGGCGTTTATCCGGAGGCAAGCCGCTGAAGAGCGGTTCTCTGGAGGGATTGAGCGTTGAGAGCGTGCACTTAACTGCGGTTAACACCGACCGTAGATCCTTCGGGGTCATGTGCATCGCAATCGCCACGATACGGAACCATGATGATGATTTCGTGAGATTTTATCGTCATGGTCGCCCTGTATATTACTACTTGGGCGAGCCGACCTTGGCCACTCTTGGGCGTGAGCCTTTGAGGAACCAGTTCGGTAAGGTCCGTACGAGCCAAACCGTCGTGCCACGATGGCACGACCGGGACTATAGCTGGTATTAAACCAGTCTTTCCCCATTTGGGGTGGCGAGG